ACTTGGAAAGCCTGTAGATGCAATGTCTATTGTAACATCCTTCATCTATCTAATTAATTCACTTAAAGTTCCCTTATTTGTATACCTGGCAAAGTTAAGGTTTATTTTTGATTGTTTTTTCTCTACTTGGTACATATGCTTTTGCGTTGCCATTATTGCTAGCCCAGAACTAATACTGGCATCAAACTTAGTTCTGTTGTTTATATCAAACTTAGCCCAGTCTTCTAATGTCCTGGTAAAGAGCATATTGCCCATTTCATTTTCTTCTCTAAAAGTACCATCTAAATCTAATCCTACATTTTTTTCTATGTATGATTCTATTGCAGCTGCGTGTGATTGCTTTACATCTTCAGAACTGTTTGGAATACCCCCTAGTTCTTTTTCACTTTTAGAAAGTTTTGACTTATGTTTATCCGGTCTATTTATAGAGAAAGGTCTATATCCTCTGTTTTTAAAATGGTATAATAATCTTGGTTTGTTGTTTTCTACCAATATAGGCATTCCATAAAACACACACGCCATAAGTACCTCTTCAAAAAATATCTCAGCAGTTTGTGGTCTAGCTACATACTGTAAAAAAAACTCATTTGCTGGAGCTTCTTCCATGCTAAAAGTTGTCATGCCGTGTAGTGCTCCATTAGAGCCGCCCCCACCAACAGTTCCTGATATGTCATAGGAATCACAACCAAACGCACCTATATGCTCGTTGCCAGGATAATGCAGTCCGTTTCTTTTTATTACTCTATTCTGTAAGTTTTTTGAAGGAAACCATCCTATTAAAAACCTGCCTCTTTTATCAGGGCTAAAAATAACTCTAGTATCTTTTACTCCATTTTCCCAATAAAACTTCCCCCTAGTTAAATGATGCTGCATAATTAAAGAATCATTATAGTCTATCTGCTGGTATATCTTAGTAAGATTAAAAAGAGATGATTTACTTTCATCTCTAAATGCGTGAGATTCAGTTCTAGGGAACTGACGATAAAATTCATTTAGAGCATCGGCATCGTGCTTTAAAGAGTCTACCTCAGCCTCCCAATAGTTTATAGCTCCGTTTGTAATCCATTCACCGTCAACACCTTTGCGTTTTTCTTTAGGAGCTCTAAGTACAGGCTGTCCATATATATCTATAAATCCTTCCATGTTCATTTCCATAGGAATAAATAAAGAATACATACCACTCTTAGTTTGTCCGTTAGCGTTTCTTTTGCTAACATCAGAATCTTCATACAGCTTTTTAAAATTATTACCACCCTTGTCTAATGCGTTAGAGGTAGAACCCATTAAACACTTACCAATAATTCTACTACCTAATCTTAAACAAGTCTTAGTAACCCTCCAGTTGTTAAGTATGTTATTTGGTTTTATCCATTTACCACTCTCATCGTGAACAAGGAGTAAAAGCTTTTCACCATCATAAGAGTTATCATCTGTGTTTTTCCAGTCAATAGTGGTGTCTAATCCAGTTAATTCATTATCCACTACCTCATACATATTTTTTTTAGTAATCTTAGAGGCTGGTATTCTAAAGGCAAGCTCAGTCTTTGGTTTATCCATACCATCCTGGATAGGTTTAAAAAAAAACGGTAGTCTATTAGATATAGGCACTACTTTATCTGTAAACATTTTTTTGGAATCTGAACCTGTTTTAGATAGTATGCCAACCCTTGAGTCTTTAGCAAGTGTTCCTGTATTTACACATTCTGAAGAGCCCATAAAAGAAAATCCAGAACGTCTTATTTTTAAATAAACCATTCCAAAACTTCTTTTGTCTGCCCTGCTTGCTTCCCAAAAAATATAAAAAATTCTGTTAGCTTCTCTATAGTCTGGATACCCTACGTCTATAGTAGACCACTGCAAATACATATAATGAGCCCCTGTAATGTAAGTAGGCGTTCCATTGTTATAAAACCAATGCCCTTCTTCTCTTCTATCAAACTCTTTCTCTATATAGTCAACCCATTTAGATTTAAATAGCGAAGGCATTTCATTCCATTGAAAAATAGATTGTATTTTAAAAAGTTCTTTTGATAATTCCTGACGCTCCCAATACTGTTCAGACTTTGTTTTAGAACGGCTAAAAGCTTTTTTAGGAGCTAACGGAAGACCTATCCTTAATCCTGATATTTCTACAACATCTCCTACCTTTCCATTTTTAGAAATACATATAAAATCATATTTGTCGTTATATCCGTACTCCCAAGTTTTAGCCCTGTTTTTATTAGCTAAAACTCCTTTAGGTATGTATTCCTTTAAAACCCTGTATATGCTATCGTGACCTTCTTTCTGCAAATCCTTGTTTTGTTTCTACCTTAGAGTCGGTATTATTAGATATGTTTATATTTTCTTGTTCAGCGTCTATTTTATTTAATATATCAAAAGCATCAAAAACTGCTAACTTTTTTGTGGCTGCTGCATTTTTTAATCTATCTGCTGCCAGCTCATCTTCAGGGTCATGCTTAATAATATCTTCTTTAGCAACCTTAATAAGTTGTTCTACGGCTTTTCTTCCTGCTTCAATTATTTTTTTCTTTAATTCTTCTGAGCTCATTTTCTTTTAAAGCGTTTTTTAAATGATATTTTTCCCAATGTATTCTATATTCTAATCCTCCAGTAAATGTTTCATCACATTGACTACATTTAATGGTGTGCTTCACAATACCATTGTAATATGGTGGTCAAACATTCTATATAATTTTTCACCCTCAACATTAAACTCATATTCAGTGTCTGGCTGAAAGGTAACTAAATCCCCTTGTTTTAATCCTTTGCTTAACAAGTATTTATTTATATACCTAATCTTACCCATAAGTGGTTCTTCTGCAAAGGGCTTATGAATGTATGACTCAGTAACTGGTATTGGTTTTACAAAGCAATATTTGTCATGACAATGCCACTTATTGTTTTTATTATACATATAAAATTGCATAGTGTCTACAAAAAACATATCGTCTTTAAAAAAACTTTTACCGCTTTTTTGACGACCCTTCATATCATTATAAAACTTAAATACATTATGATGCACTAATAATATATCTCCAGGCTCTATATCTCCCTTATAATCTAGCGGAGTAGAAACAACTACTGCTTTTCTGTTTGATGCTAAGTGGTTTTCTTCAGAAGTGCTGGTTATAAAATCTATACCCCCTATTTTTTTAGAATTATCATACCTCTTGCCAGTCAAAGGTTTTACTATAAAATAAAATGGTGACCGCATTAAAAATTTATATTGTATTCTATTGATATAGGCATTGTAGAATTAAATTCTTTCCACATAAAAACTTCGTCTCCTTTTTCAATCCAAACAATTATAGACCCTGTTTCTTTTTTTTGTTGTATAAGATGTATTTTGTGTGAACCTCCTAAGATATCTTGCCCTACCAGATAGTGCATTGCTCCTGACTTGTAATCAGGGCCCACTGAGATTTTTCGAATATTCATTGCATTAAATTTATTAATACAAATATAATAATTATTTGCCTGGAAATTTTACACCTATCTTATCTGCCGTTCTCGCTCCAAAGTATCCGCAGAGGACCCATGTTAAAAGCGAAGCTGTATCTGAAGTTTCTAGCCCCATATACCATCCTCCTACATAAGCTCCAACTAGTGTAACTAATGTTAATGGACGTACATTACGGGCAAGCCAGCTTTGGCTTCCAGAATCTGATACCCAACGCCTAGTTACGCCATCTATTTCAGCACGCTCTACCCTTAGTTTTTCAAGAGCTATTCTTTTATCTCCTTCCGAAAGTTCGTTATTACCACTAATAAGTTCTGATATAACATTACCTGGAAGTATAGCATCTCCTACAATTCCAAGTATAGAGGGAGCTTTTTCAATAAGAAATCTACCTACCCCTGTCTCTTTAAACGGTTTTTTAGTCTTGCTCATACTATTCTGTATGTAGTTTTACCATTAATTTTTTCCGCTCGTAAACATCTTTTCCTATTCTCGTCTTCTGAAATATAGCTAACATGAATCCAGTCAGGATTATTGTCATCTCCAAACTCCCATATAAGTTGGTCAAAATTTAAATGGTCTTTTATATAGCGATACATTTCAGCATTTGTTTTATGCCCAAAGGTATCATCTAGGTCTATAGCTCTACCCTCACAATGTTGCGACCTAGAACTTCCCCCCAAAACAGAATTTAATTTTTCACAACGGAACATACTTGTAATCTTTATAGGACCACCTACATATTCTCTAAGAGGCTCGAAAACATTGCGAGCAACACCAACCATATTAGAAACTTGATAACCATCGGGTGTATTGTTTATATTTAAACGAGTCGCTGTATTCGACTTAATACTTTCTTTATAAGAAATATGTTCACTTATTCTTTCCATACATTAAGTACCACTTGTGTAGTGTGTAACCAATTGATACTAAAAGTAATAAAATTTTTAAAATCACATCTATATGTGTCATAGAAATCCCTAAGACTAAACTATTTATTCCCAATATTTTTATATCGTTAATTGACATTACTGTTTGGTTTAACTATGTGGTATACCACATTAATATTTAAAAGTGCGCTATTTGTTTGTATATATTCCATTATTTGACTGCTAAATACATCTTATGCTGTTCTAGCATTTTTAAACGTAATCATATGCATAATATTCGCCAGACCCATCTGATGCGCTGGTAGCTATTTTTGGTGTCATATAATATCTAAATCCAATTAAGTTGCCACCACCAAAAGTTCGTGTTTTAGTTAATGATGCTGTAGTTAAATCTGTTGCTGTAGTCAAATCTATTTGGGACAACGTACCGTTTGGAGTTAGATTCATAACTAAAATTTGTTTCTCATCAGCACTTACAGAAATTTGTCCTCTCAGACCCCCTGCATTTGTTGTAAGTTCAGGCGAAGTGCTATTGGCAGTAGCAGCATTTACACCACTTATATCATAAGCTGTTGATAAATCATATCTTTGAATTACTATTTTTCCGCCTGTTGTATTTATGCTATTAGTAAAAGCAACGTAAAGCCTTGTTCCATCTGAATTAAAACTTATACCGCCGCTTGCCATAGTAAAATTAGTGACTTTTGCAGACATAGTATTATTATCGATACGTTGACCAGTAACAAAAGAAGCAGTAGAGACATTGTTGGCACTAGACAAATCATATCTTAATATTCTATTGTCACCTGCTGCAAAATATTCATCAGTAAAAAGATAAGTGTCTGTAGGCATATAAGTCATGTACAGATACAATCCATCTAAATCTTTACTAATATTAGCATAGGTTGCAGTTGTTAAATCAAAAGCAGTAGATAAATTATATTGATAAATAATGCCACTTGGTATATATTCACTACCTGCTAAAAATTTAGTTCCTGAATCTATAAAAGAACAACCGCCGCCGCTATATTGAGCAACCTCACTTGGATTAAAAACAGTTTTATTAGTTATATCAAAATTATCAATATCAACAATATCTGATGGTAGGGCCTCTGTATCTATCTGTCTCCATGCGCCTCCATCCCAAAACTCAACATACTTTTCAGTAGTGTTAAAACGCCACTCTCCTGTACTTGGGTTAGAAGGTCTACCGCCTGTTCCACTTGTAGGTCCCGTAGGCAATTGTAGCGCTGTGTTTGTTGCGCTAAAGTCAAATAATTCCGGTGTTCCTATTTTTGTTATTGCCATAATTTTTAACTAAATGTTATTGTTCCTGAGCCAGCGGTAAATATTATTACTCTGTCGCCGCCGCCTGGGTCACTAGGTGTGGGCGTGTTTAATGTTCCTGTAACTGAAAAACTAGATACGCTAGCGTTAGGATAACGAAGTATTACTACTCCTGAGCCGCCTGCTGCTCCTGTGCCTGGTCCCGCATTACCGCCGCCGCCGCCGCCGCCGCCTGCTCCTGTATTTGGTGTCCCTGCTGATGCAGAACCACTGGCTGCTCCACCCGTTGAACCGCTTGTCATATTAGAAGTACCTCCGC